GCTGAGTTAGCGAACACATGGACATGGACCTATGCGCTGGGGTACACACTAGAGCGGGCCACGGCGGTCTGCCGTGACAGGTGGCAGAAGATCGCGGAGGCGGGAGGCAAGGGAGCCAAGTCAGCGATGTGGATGCTAGAGCGCAGAGGCGGGCGGTCCTACTTGCCTCCCGTCCGTAGGGAGCAGGTGACGAGCACCACGACTACGAACAGCACCACGACTACGTTGACGCTAGAGGCGAAGCTAGAAGCGACGAGGGCCTCGCTCGGCTTTTCTGACGAGCACCTGGCACAAATGGGCGAGTGGTTGGCGAAGGCGCAGACCTCGGCGCAACGAGGAGAGGCGCTCCCGCCCCCTCCCACTCAGCAGGGACTGCCTCTTGAGCAGGGTGCGGCTGAGCAGGGTACTCAGCAGGGTGCGGTCGAGCAGGGTGAGCCTGTGACAGTGATCGACGTAGATTCGGAGTAGACGATGACTGACCGGCAGTTCCCGATAAATACGCACCTCACGGGGGAGCTTGAGTGGCTGAACCACCGTCCCGTGTTCGCCTCGATCAGCGGAGGCAAAGACAGTGCTGCGCTTGGTCTGTACTTACAGGACAGCGGCGTTGCCTTTACACCCTTGTTCTTGGACACGGGGTGGGAGGCAGACTCGACTTACGAGTACATACACGATGTACTCGTGCCCCAGTTCGGTGAGTTCTTGGTGCTCAGGAACGAGAAGCTGTTTGACGCTGAGCTTGAGGAGCAGGGTTGGCGCGGTGGCATGGAGCAGGCGATCTACCGCAACAATATGTTTCCGAGCGGCATGGCTAAGTTTTGTACTCGTCTACTCAAGGTGGAGCCGATACAAAACTTTTACGCAGAATTGCGTGCGCGGACACGAGTTAAACCGGTGAACATCGTGGGCGTGCGCGCGGAAGAATCGCGTAAACGGGCACAGATGAGCGAGATCGAGGAGCAGGACGAGGCTACGGTCTGGCGTCCGTTGCTGACATGGACCGAAGACCAGGTGATCGAGTACCACTCAAAGCACAAGCTCCCGCCCAACCCGCTGTATGTGCTCGGTAACTCTCGTGTCGGGTGTTACCCGTGTATCTATGCGCGGAAGCACGAGCTCCGTCACTTGAGTTACTCGAACCCTGCGCGGATTGATCACATTGGGGCTTTGGAGCGCCGTATCAATGAGATCAGGGGCGAGGGTAAGAAGCTCGCAAGTTTCTTCCGTAGCCGAAGGAAGGACGGCGATTATATGGACATCACTAAACAGGTAGAGTGGTCCCGCACATCGCGCAAGGGCGAGTACCTCGATGACCAAGACGAGTTAGAGGAGGAGGGCTGTATGCGGTGGGGGCTGTGTGAGCGGCCCAAGTCGGAGCCTACCCAGCCAGGACTGTTCGATGACCTCTGAGCAAGCGGAGGAGTGCGTGCGTGCGCTCGATGTGCTGCGGCGTGTGTTGTGCGGTCACGATGCACAGGCGTACCTAGCGATACAAGGTGCGCTACTAGCATCTACGCGGTTTATGGAGTCCGTACCGCTGTCTACCTTGCTTGTGCTGTTAGATCAGGAGCCAATGGACGCAGAATATCACAGTTCAGATTCAGAGTAAGTAGGGGCTTGACACACTGTTAATCTTGCTCTAGTGTCGTATCGTCAAACGAAGACACTGAGGAGACAGCGTGACCCAGCCCATACACAGCAAGCTTTTGAACATGGCAAGCATCGAGCTGCGTCCACGGACGCACTTGACGCAGTCTCATGTGATCGTGATCGGAGAGATCGCGTGGCTGAAGACGAACATCGCGCAGTCTGAGGACTACGACGAGCGGTGTGACTACCTGTTGCGGTTGGCAGACGCGATGTTCTTGCTCGTTGACATCGAGCGCGAGTTCGCTCGCAGAGATGCGCTGCACATCAAGCAGTGACCCACCCTACCCTACCCATCGAAGGAGACAACGATGACACACGATTGGATGAACGACCCTGAGCTAGACCAGCTCCCTACCTCCCCGAAGCAGAACCTAGACGGGCTCAAGCAGCTCGCGGCGCGCGAGTCTTCAGCGAACGACCTCCCCGCCCCTGCGGTTCCGAGCCACTACGCTATGAGCATGGCAGAGCTCAAAGCGCAGCGCGCGGCTACCCTGCCTACCTCGCACCCTGTGCAGCCTGCTCCTGCTAAGCCTGCCAAGCCTGCTCCTGCTCCTGCTCCTGCTACGATCACAAGTACGGCGCTCATCGAGCTGAGCACGTTGGTGGGCATCGCGCAGTCAAGCGAGAGCCCCGAAGCGTTGTTGCCAGAGTGTGCGCGCTTACTTGAGCGGCTCGGAGAGGAGCTGGGCGCTGTCTCTGCGTTCGGGTATGTCGCGGGTATCCTGCGTGACTCGCACGAGCGAGCGACAGAGAAGGCGAGCCCGCACGACCGCTTTGGTGCGGTGGAGCTCGCGATTGAGCTACGTCAGAAGCGGCACACCTGGGACGAGGTGGTGCGTATGGTGAACGAAGCGGGCTACAGGAACCAGCGCGGTGGTCTGTGGAAGTTCCATGCGCTCCGTCGCTCGACAGAGCGGTACGCGGACAAGATCGGTGTGCAGGTGACGAAGCGGAGGTCCACATGAGCGAGCACAAGAACAGCGTTACTGCATCGAGCACTGCTGCGTGGACATTGGGCGGCGTGCTCATCTGCGACCTTGAGCAAGGTAGCAGGAGCACTGCTGCGTGGACATTGGGCGGCGTGCTCACAGATGCGCGGGCTGCTCAAGATGCGCGGGCTGCTCAAGAGTATGACGGCCCTACCCGACTCGTGATTGACCACTCGGATCAGTCGCTGTGGATCGGGGAGGCAGAGGCTGTGGACCACCCTAGCCACTACCACGCAGACAGCGGCATCGAGGTCATTGATGTGATCGAGGCGTGGGAGCTTAACTTCGCGCTCGGTAACGCGGTTAAGTATTGCGCGAGAGCGGGGCACAAAGACCCTGACAGGGCGATAGAGGATCTGCGTAAAGCGGTCTGGTACATCGAGCGTGAGATCGAGCGCCGTAAGGAGGCGGCGAAGGAGCTGCCGAGAGAGCGTGACGAGGACGAGAGGCTGCGCTTAGACAGCTACATGGCTCGCCGTAGGGAGCACCAAGATCTTTGGATACAAGGAGGAGACAAGTGAGCGATCCAATGAATGGCGATTCATTTTCTGACGAGGTGTACGCCTTCGTAGCAACCGAGGAGGCCCAGCGGATCTTCGGTCGCGTGTTCCACCGCTACCGTCGCACCCCGTATGTATCGCGAGAAGACTTGATGCAGGACATGGCGGTGCGGTGCTTAGAGCAGGCACACCACTTCCACGGCGGGAACGTAGCGGCCTGGGCGCGTACAGTAGCGAACCGCTGCGTGCTCAATGAGATTAGGCGTCCCCGCTACAAGACTGCGGAGTATTCGTACCAAGCGAGGGAGACAGACCCACGGCGCTTCGACTGCCCTGCGGCGCTCACGGAGGCTAAGGACACAGCGCGTGCGCTGTGGGAGTCGTGTACAGAGCTCGACAGGCAGACCGTTTCGGGGCTCGTGCGCCTCCACGGTGACACGCCTGCGCTGGTGCAAGAGAGCGGCATTAACAAGCACACGTTACACGGTCAGCGTAAGCGAGTGCGCGCCAAGCTCAACGCTCTGACGGAGGGTTGATGATGTCCTCAATGATCTCGTCAATGCTGTCCCAGCTTATGTCTTCGCTGTCATCAATGTCATCGAGTGTGTCCTCCGGTGGGTCTGTAAAGTCATCAAAGTCACGGCCCCTCGGCTGCGGGGGAGGGTTGATGAGGTCGAACAAGTCACGCATAGGGCTCTCCATTGTGCGGGGTCACTCAGAGTATAGTACACAAGGGGCTGCTCGATGAGTCCACATGCCCTCACATGTGCGGTCTTACTGTCTGCGCTGTCCCCTGTGCCTACAGAGTACCAATGGCACTGGTGGGCAGTCACAACAACACTGATATGGAGTTATCATGTCACTTCAATACTTCCTCACTGAGCGGTGCCCTGGCTGCGACCGACTCTCTGCGCCCATCTACCGAGAGGGATGGGGCGTGATTACCAGCGAACAAGAGAAGAACTGCGAGCGGTGCCGCGCTCGGAAGGAGGCTGATCGAGCTAAGTACGGCTTCGGCGCTCGCTCGGCCCCCTCACAGAGCAAGTAGCGGGAACAGCTTAGCTGCCCGTACTTTGTCTCTTGTGCTCCTTCACAGAGCAAGTAGCGTGAACAGCTTAGCTGCAATATGTGACACCGAGGCGCAGCGCGTGGTATAATGGGCATGAATCCTAGCGCGTTACGGAGCCTCTATGAACATCACCCCGCACTTTAGTGTCGAGGAGCTCGCTTGCCCGTTGAACGGAGCGCCGCCTGATGAGCTGTACGAGAACCTTGAGCGGCTCTGTAGCCAGCTAGAGGCGCTGCGCGCAGAGCTCGGTGTGCCGATTAGGGTGATTAGCGGCTACCGTAGCCCTGAGTACAATGAGCAGATCGGCGGCGCTCGCCGCTCACAGCACATGCAGGCTACGGCGAGCGACATCAAGGTGAAGGGCGTAGACCCGCGCAAGGTCCACAGCACGATCCTCAAGCTGATTAAAGAGGGCCAGATGGAGCAGGGCGGGCTCGGCTTGTACGAGACATTCGTTCACTATGATGTTCGTGGGCGCAAAGCGCGTTGGTATGGTAAGGGTGTTACACCTTAACAAAGCACCAACAGAGGAGGGGACATGAAAGCACACAACCCTGCACCAAACTACTATGAGATGTTGGCCCAGCTCGCTACGGAGAGCGAGGACATCATCGCAAAGGCGATGTCGGGTAAGGTCGGTGACTACTCCTCTCTCCCCGCCGCGCACGACATTAACCCGTGGGACAGCAAGTCAGCCTACGGGGGCGCGCTCCACTCGTCAGAGCACGAGGGCACAGCGGGGCTTGACTACGGTGTCCTGCTACAGATGTCCCGTGTACCGGTGATCTCCGCGATCATACAGACGCGCATCAACCAGGTCGCTGAGTTCTGTACGCCACAAGAGTCCCCGTTCGATGCGGGCTTCGTGATCGGCCCGCGCAATAAAGACGCTGACATAACCGATGACATGAAGCGCCGTATCGTCCGCCTCACGGAGTGGATAGAGACTTGCGGGGAGGGGTACAAGCATGGTGGCGCGTATGACTTTGAGTCGTTCGTGCGTATGATCCTCCGAGACAGCCTGACGTATGACCAGTGCACGTTTGAGCTGATGCGTAACCGCAAAGGTGAGCTCGTTGGCTTCGTCCCTGTGGACGCTTCTACGATACGCCGCGCGGCAGTGGGGGAGAAGGAGCGCGAGGAGGGTCGCCGCTCTTGGACTGAGTCAGCCTTCGTGCAGGTGATTAACCAGCAGGAGGTGGCAGACTGGGACGCAGACGCTTTGGCGTTCGCGATCCGAAGACCTCGCACATGGATCTACTCTCGCGGGTACGGTTACCCTGAGCTAGAGGAGCTGATTCGCACCGTGACGTACTTGGTGAACGCGGAGACATACAACGCAAGTAACTTTATGAACGGCATCCATGTGAACAGCATCCTCGCTGTTAAGAGCAAGATGTCCCCGCAGCTCTTTAGAGCGTTCCGTCGTGACTTCTACGCGATGCTGAGTGGGGCGAACCAAGCGAAGCGCACCCCGATCTTGCAGCTAGACCCTGAGTCCAACGAGGAGGTGAGCTCGGTGAACATGTCATCGAGCGCCGAGGAGATGGGTTACAGCACTTGGATGGGGTACTTGACCAAGATCGCGTGCGCGATCTATCAGATCGACCCTGCGGAGCTTGGCTTCGTGTTCGGGAGTGAGGGTGTGACATCGACGGTGTTCGGCGCTGCCCCTGAGCAGCGCATCATCGCTTCAAGGGACAGGGGGCTGCGCCCGCTACTGAGGCAGGTACAGGGATGGATCAACCGCTGGATCATTCACGAGATCGACCCGCACTTGTCTCTGCGCTTCATGGGACTCGACAGCGAGGGCTCGGACGCCAAGCTCAAGAGCGACATGGAGAAGGTCCAGCACTACATGACGATCAACGAGATTCGCGGGCTCAATGGACTCGCGCCACTTGAGAAGGGCGGGGACATCATTCTGAATCAAACGTACATCACCGGTATGACACTCGATGACATGGGTGATGAGGACGCAGACTTTGAGGAGGGTGAAGGTGCCGAGATCGAAGAAGCGGGTGACGAGGGTGACGAGGGCGCGGAGCCAGTCGAAGGTGCCGAGGCTACAGAGCAACAAGAGGGCGCGGAGCCAGTCGAAGGTGACGAGGCTACAGAGCAACAAGAGGACAGCGCCAACCGCTTTGAGGATGCGTTCAAAGCGCGGCGGGTCCATGTCTCAGTGGAGATCTAACTATGTTCAAGCCGCTCATAGATGCCCTGTTCAAAGGGGGCGCTCCCGCTCGGTACGACCACATAAGCTTTACCCCACCAAAAGGTGTGCGTGAAGAAGCGAAGCGCGGGCTAGAGCTCCGTCGCAAGCACAAGCGAGGGGGGCTGAGCACACAGCAAGCGAGCAGTCATGGTATCGGGAGCGGGGTACAACGAGCGGTGACCCTCGCATCAGGGGCCAATGTCTCCCCAGGCACAGTGAAGCGCATGAGGGCGTTCTTCGCGCGTCACTCAGCGTACAAAGAGCACCACAAAGACCGCACGAGCGCGGCGTACATATCATGGTTACTTTGGGGGGGGGACGCAGGTGAGCGGTGGGCGAACAAGGTGTACGCTCAAATGGAGCGCGCCGATGATGAGATGAAGAAGGGCGCGGAGCAAGCAGGGCACAAGTACATTCGCCGTATCCCCACTGCGAGGCGCGGCAAGATGGGGTACAGGTATGTGTACCGCAAGGACAAGAAGCGCAAGAGGGATCTCCGACGCACAGAGCGGGATCGTGCTTCTAGGGCAGAGACAAAAGTTTTAGGTGCAGAGACACGCGCCGTAGAAGCACGAACAAAGGTATCTCCTGACCACCCTACTAAGGTCCAGTCAGAAGCACGAACAAAGGTATCTCCTGACCACCCTACTAAGGTCAATCAAACGACAATAGATGCCGCACCTCCTACGATGATGGATGAGGCCCCGCCTACAACGGTAGATGACGCGCCCCCAGTGCCCGACTCTATGGATTACGATACAGTGTCAGAGGATGTGCTGATGGAGCTCCTCCCTGACTGGAGCCCGACAGAGGTAGCGGAAGTACACGTTTCAGCGCCGTTCGTTGATGAGCCGTGGTTGTCTGAGATCGCACAAGCGCCGATGGGCGAGACTGTGCCTGTCGAGGACGCGCCTGTAGACAGCGTACAGGGCATCCAAGAATCACTCGCAGGTACAGAGGGCATGGGGCCGCTCGCAGACGCGCTCAAGCACACTGTCCCTGTTAAGGACGGTAAGGTGCATCTACCCGAAAAGCCGCTAGGTAAGGCAACGGCGCTCACATTACTGCTCATGGCGTCAGAGACATATAAGACCGTTACAGCAGGTGACCCTAACGCACCCAATTACGATGGAGTGAACGGTTTTGCGGACAGGGAGCTCGGTAAGGTAGACCGTGAAGCGGTGAGCGCCGCAAAGGAGAGGATGCGGGACGCGATAAACAAGGAAAAGGCGAAGGCCCGCGCGGAGAAGGAGAAGGCTAAGGAGCTCCAGCGCCAAGCTAAGGAGAAGCAGAGAGCAGAGGAGGCAGAACGCCGCGCCGCTGACAGCAAGGCCGCTCAGGAGAAGGAGTTTGAGTTCCGTAGACAGGAGCGCGAGCTCCGTCAACAGGCTAAGGAGGAGAGCGCCGTAGCAAAGGAAAAGCGAGCGGAGGAGCGTAAGGAGCGACAGAAGCAGAAGGACGCTGAGCGCAAGAAGGAGAGGGAGGAGCGCAAAGAAGTGCGGGACGCTGCCAAGAAGATGCGAGAGGAGGCCGCAAAAGAAGCGGCTAAGGAGAAGGAAGCAGAGCGCACAAAGGAGAAAGAGGCGCGCAAAGAGGCGCGAGATGCCGCTAAGGAGATGCGGAAAGAAGCGTCGAGAGAAGCAGCTAAGAAGGAGAGGGAGGAGCGCAAAGAAGTGCGGGACGCCGCCAAGAAGATGCGAGAGGAAGCGGCAAAAGAAGCCGCTGACAAGAAGAAGGCAGAACGGGACAAGGAACGCGAGTTCCGTAAAGAAGTGCGGGACGCTGCCAAGAAGATGCGAGAGGAAGCGGCAAAAGAAGCCGCTGACAAGAAGAAGGCAGAACGGGATAAGGAGAAGGCAGAGCGCAAGAAGGCCGCTGACAAGAAGAAGGCAGAGCGCAAAGAAGCCGCTGACAAGAAGAAGGCAGAGCGTAAGAAAGAGACAGCGGAGCGCAGGGAGCGGCAGAAGAAGGAGACAGCGGAGCGCAGGCAGCGGCAGAAGAAGGAGACAGCGGAGCGCAAGGCGCGGGAGAAACGAGAAGCCGCAGAGCACAAGGAGAAGCTCGCTAAAGAAGCGCGTGAGCATAAGGCGAAGCTTGCTAAAGAAGCGCGTGAGCACAAAGATAAGCTGGCTAAGGAGCGAGCAGAGCAGCGAGAGAAGCTTAGAAAAGTCCCTAAGAAGGTCGCTAAGAAGCAACCTAAGAAATCCGAGGAGACAAAGTCCGAGAGTGCAAGGTCCGAGGAGACAAAGCCTACTGAGAGCAAAGAGCGAACCCGCCCCTCACGAGGGGAGAAGCGTAAGGCTCGTAAGCGGAAGCTGCGTAAACGGGGGCGCAAGGGACAAAAGACAACCCGAAAGAGCTTAGATCGAGGAAACAATGAGACTACACCTTGAAGCGCACCCCGCAGAGCTCGCAGAGCTGAGCGCCGATGAGCTGGTGGCGCGCATCGAGCGCGCAGCGCCCTTAATCGCAGAGACAGCGTTGACAGAGGCGCTGAATAAGGCGAAAGAGGAGCGAGCAGACACGCCTGCCGAGCCACATGAGCGAGTACGAGGGAGCAAGAAAAACCCCAAGGGCTCAGCGCGCTCTCGTACCAGTGGCGCGAAGATCAAGGTGACTAAGCAGATCGAGGACGCGCTGCGGGACAAGGTGAAGGCGCACAACGAGAAGGCGAAGCACAAGTGGCAGAAGGTATCCCTCGCCACGCTCAAGAGCGTGTTCCGAAGGGGCGCGGGTGCGTTTAGTGTGTCACACCGCCCCTCACAGAACCGTCAGAGCTGGGCCTATGCGCGTGTCAATGCGTTCCTAGAGATCGCTATGGGCGGCGGGAACCCTAAGTTTATACAGGACAACGACCTGCTGCACGACAGTCACCCTCGTAACAAGTCTACAAAAGGTATGGAGACATTCACTAAGGGACCGACCACGAGGGGCGGCGAGGTTGACCTGGTAGTCGAGATCGCACAGAGCGCCAACGCGATGTACCTAGAGCGGCTCGCGGCGCTGTCGAAGGACATCGAGGCGCTCGTGACACAGGTAGGAGCAGACGGTGACTAAGGCAGAGCTGTTACAAGAGGAGCTTCGGCTCACCTTACTGCACCACGACGCCTTCCTCGTGGAGTTCGTGGGCGCAGAGAGGTCAGGCTTGAGCGCCGAGCGCATTGGTGAGCTGATCGACGCGGGGTTGATCAATGAGGATACGATGCAGGGGCTGAAGATCGGAGGGACGAGCATCGACCCGTATGAGTTCACCGCTGTCGCAGGGGCGCTGATGGACGAGGCAGATCCTGAGACACGCAGACAGATGCGCGAGTGGGGGATCGAGAGGTGGGCACCGCTCGTACAAGTTAAGCGTGAAGACCTGCGCTCTATGTCTCGTGAACAGGCCGAGGAGCGTAAACAGGGCGGCGCATTGACAGACACTCCCCCCATCGAGCTCAGCGAGCAACCCGCCATCGAGCCTCCGAGCTGGATGAGCCCCGCTGAGTCAGCGGGCTACGAGCGCGCGGTGCTCCGTGGCGGCGAGTACATACGCGGGCTCGGCAACATACTGCACGCAGACTTAGAGCAAGTGGTGGCAGAGGAGTGGTACAAAGACCAGCTTGTGTCTGTGCCTGACCCTGTGAAGCGACAGAGGCAGCTAGAGATACTGCGTGAGGAGCTCGCAGACACGCTCGCAACCACGAGGGACGCGAGGGCGCTCGCGAGAACCCTCGCTGACCGCACCGGTCACTATGCACATAACTGGCTCCGTATCGCGACTACGGAGATCCAGGGCGCGCACAACGAGGGTAGAGTGAACCACGCGCTCCGCACCTATGGTGACGATGCACAGATCGCGCGAGTCCCTGAGAGTGATGCGTGTGAGTATTGTCGCGCCGCTTTCGCTCCCGATGGAACACCGAAAGTGTTCAAGGTGTCGGAGATCATGGGCAACGGCACGAACGTCGGTAGGACGCGCAAGCAGTGGCAACCTACGGTATGGCCCATGCACCCTAACTGTAGGTGTGATACGATAACGGTGCCTCAAGGTTTCACAGTGACCGAAGAAGGCACGATTGAGCGAGAGGACGAGGACTGATGCCATACCCTAACGAGCACACCGCGAGGCAGACTGACCCCGCTAAGTATGATGAGTTCCGACGCTTCACCCCTGACGGTGTACCAAAGGGGCTGTCGATGATACTGGGTATCAAGGATGGTAAGAGCGAGGTACAGAGCCTCCGCGCTAAGGCAGACGAGATGACCGTTGAGGAGTTTAAAGAGTGGCTCAAAGAGCACGACTTCTTAGTAGGGGACATCGAGGAAGCCACAGGGGACAAGGAGGACAAAGCGAGTAAGAGCTTTGATAGCTTTGCTCGTTGGGTGCCTATCTCGTTTGGCGATGCGCTGAGTAAGGGAGAGTGCGAGACAGAGCAGGTGACCGCTAAGATCGGCGGCATCTGCTCCACTGATGACCTAGACTTTGAGGGTGAGTGCATCGCACAGGACGGTTTAGACTGGAGCTACTTCCTCCGTCACGGGTGGTTCAATCACGAGCACCAGCAAGGTCCGAGCGCGGTTCTTGGTCACCCGATTAAGATCGAGCCTGTGGACGAGAAGCGCACGCGCGTTG